GCGCCTTGTGAACCGTAGATTCCACGCCAGTCACTCCATCCGTAAGAGTAACGCTCACGGGCTTTGTAACGAATGTTGCCAGTCGTAAAGTCTGGCTCCATGCTGGTCTCCATAGCAGTACGCTGGAACATCTTCAAGCCTTCGCCAGCGTCAGTAACACTGGTTAACAAGAAGAAGGCATCAGGGTCAGTCAGATAATGATTAACCGTGTAGCCGCCGGGCAATACACCCGTGTTGCGTACAGCGTTGATATCATTGTCGGCAGTACCGGAACGCAAAGTAGAGTTCAGGATACGGTCGGCAACAAAAACCAACTGAGGTGGTACGACAAGCTTTGATGCTTGAACAGAGATCGTAAGACCCTTGTCATCAGTAAATGTGCTGATGTCAATCAACGCATCTTCCAAAGACGTTTCGTTCAAGTCGGCCATTGAAGCAGCACGGTTTGCGGCAGTGCCGCCACCCGCTAAGGGGTGTGCCGTGTTGATCAAGGTAACACCGTCACCGCCAGTGTAGTTAGCATCGAACGCATTGTTCAATACATCTGCACCTTTGACTTCTTTGGTGTTCGCCATAGATCGGGCCAAAGCCTTCACATATCGCTTGCCTAAACTATCATAAAGATTATCTTCCACGGCCTCGTCGGTAAGACTGAAGGCCAAAGCCACGGTCTCAGCCGTATATCGTGCTGTGTAAGACTCGGAAGCATTGTCAAAAACAACGCCCTGTCCCTCGGTTTTAGTCGGTGCTCCACCGAATCCGGTGATCAAAACCTCTTCCTCGAAAGCTCGCTGTGAGTCTTCGATAGCAAAGATTTCTTCGTACTCTTTTTCGTAGCTGTCGTATGAAAGCCCAAAAAGAGAGTTTAAGCCCGGCTCAAGTTCCTTGGCTAATTGTGCTCGTGAAATTGCCATTAGCTAAGCTCCTTATGCTAAACCAGCGCTTTTAACGCCGAAGATTGAGTTTTGAATTACTACTAACACATTAGTGTTTGCAGCGCCCGTGTCCGAGTTATTCGGATCTTCCGAAATGTCAATCGCTTTGATTGGCAAGTTCGTGTTAGTCGCACCAGTGGTTACGTCCAGCTCAGAGCCAGAAATGCCAGTCTTAGTGCTACCTGCTGACGTATACACGATGTCAAAGTTTCCGAATAAATCGGTAACTGGGAACGTGTCATCCGCCTGCACTTCGTAAACCACATCGGGATCATCAATGATGAAAGCGATGAGATCTGAAGCGTTTGTGCTTGCAGGATAGTAGTTGCTGAATACTTGCTCACCACTGGTGGGGTCTGTATACATGCAACCGTTGAAAACGCCAACTACAGGGACAGTGCCCCCATCAGCGTGTATTTCCACCGTTCCGCCGGTGACCTGAGCGACCATGTCGCCTTGAAAAATGGATGTTCCATAATTCGCAGCAATACGATATCGACTCTGTCCGCCAGTGTAAGGTGCGCCACCAATCATTCTGACTGGCTTCATTCCAAATGCAGCGTCTTTATTCGCCATTTTGAATTACCTCTATCTACGTCCAAATGTGACGTTGCTATCGCGCTGAGGATCATATTTAACGTAACGGCTGTCAGCTCTGGTCTCATTGAACATACTATTGTCCAGTGCGTCCGTTGCTTGTCGGCTCTTCGCCCTGTAATAGGTTCTTCGCTCTTCTACCGTTTCGTTCGGGATCTTCGCTAATAACAACCCTTCGTTGTAAACCACACCTTCGTGTCGGCCATTATCCATTGTCGGTAAAGAACGCCAGTCTTCGGGAAGTTCGGTTCCTCTTACGAGTTCCCAACCCTCTCGAATTCGACGCGAGACATTAGCTCGATCTTCTTGTCCCAACATGGACTCCCTTATCCACCTGTAGGTATAACCTTCAGGTGCCGGGGGAGTTTCCAATGACCTAACTGGTCGCCATGGTTTCCTGCGAGTCTGATTATCGTGTGACTGCGAATCACGGGATGAACGTGCGCTTGCTTTTGCTTCTGTCATTTTAGCTTGCCTCTCTTGATGCAATTTTTTGCTTCTCTTTTGCCACTCGCTGCAACCATGCCTCCTCAGACATATTATGCGGCTTGAGGCTCCTGAGTCGCTCCAGCTCAGACTTAGAAAAGCTCACGCCATTCTTTTTGCCTTGTGTTTTTGACCGACCACCACCTTGGGTAGCTGAAGCGACTCTTTGCACAGCGGGTCTGCTTCCACTTTGAACGGTCTTAGATCCACCATTACTGGCAGACTTAGTGTGAGGATAAACCGTACCGACCCTGCTGTCCAATTCTTCGTAATACTCATCGGAACCAACGTCGAAGCCTTCGTTCGCTAAATTGTAGTGAACATAGTAGGCGTACTGGGTTGCCTTCATATCCTCTTCGTCATCTTGGTTAGCGTACCAAGGGTTTTTATCGTGCCACTCTAAGGCGTCTTCAGTAGGCTTAACCTCTGGTTGAACCTGCTGCTGATCCTGATAATTAACTACCTGCTCATTGCCCTGACTGACATAAGACTCTTCCTGAGCGGCCCTTTGCCGAGACTTGGCAACCCGAAGCTTTTCTTTTTGAATCCCAATATCGTTCTGAAGCTTTGAGGCTTTCGTGATCAAGTCAGCG